ATGGCGATTCGCGCATGCACGGTGAAACTGGTGCAGCCCGCGTCTTTAACCTGGCCGACGAAATCGCACAGCTCGGCGTAACTGTCCCGGCCGTTGATGCCGATGCGGTGCTTAACCGTGACAGGGATCGATACCGCGTCCTGCATTGCCTTCACGCAATCCGCCACTAGGGCTGGGTGGGCCATCAGGATCGCGCCGATCATGTTGTTCTGCACCCGGTCGCTGGGGCAGCCGACGTTGAGGTTCACCTCGTCGTAGCCGGCGTCCTGGGCCATGCGGGCACAGGCGGCCAGGTCGGCCGGGACGCTACCGCCCAACTGCAACGCAAGCGGATGCTCGGCCTCGTTGTGGCGCAGGAAGCGTTCGTGGTCGCCGTGGAGGATTGCGCCGGTGGTCACCATCTCTGTGTAGAGGAGGGCGTTTTTGGACAGCAGGCGCAGGAAGAAGCGGCAGTGTCTGTCTGTCCAGTCCATCATCGGGGCCACGCTGAATCGGCGTGAGGGCTCTGCGCGTGCAGGGCTAGCTTTTACAGGGTTTGAAGCTTTTTCGGAATTCATTAATACTGATCTTTTATACAGCGGTTTTTACCCGTTTCCCCTTGTTTTCTGAAGTCGGTTGCTACATTGTAGCGAGCGAATTCGGCAATGTAGCAACTGGAAATGGGCACGATCACAGCACGTAAGCGCAAGGACAACTCGACAGCCTACACGGCGCAGATACGGATCAATCGGGATGGCAAGACAGTTTATCAGGAAAGCCAAACTTTCGACCGGAAGCAGGTCGCCCAGGCCTGGATCAAGCGCCGGGAGACTGAGCTGGCCCAGCCAGGTGCTATTGAGCGCGCGAATCGGAAGGGGGTGACGATCAAGAAGATGATTGAGCAGTACCTGGATGAGTACGAAAAGATCCGGCCGCTGGGGAAGACCAAGAGCGCGACTTTGAGCGCGATCAAGGAGACCTGGCTGGGTGAGTTGGACGATTCAGCGTTAAGCAGCCAGAAGTTGGTCGAATTCGCACAATGGCGAATGAGCAAGGAGGGCGGCGACGTCCAGGCGCAGACGGTAGGTAACGATCTGTCGCACCTGGGCGCAGTGCTTTCCGTTGCGCGGCCGGCATGGGGTTATGAGGTGGATCCGTTGGCCATGCCCGACGCACGTAGGGTGTTACGCAAGCTGGGCATGGTGAGTAAAAGCAAGGAGCGTAACCGTCGGCCGACGCTGGCAGAGCTGGACAAGCTCATGGAGCATTTTTTCGAGATGCAGACGCGCCGCAAAGCCCAGATCGACATGCCGAAGGTGATTGCTTTCGCGATCTTTTCTACCCGCCGGCAGGAAGAGATCACGCGGATCCGCTGGGATGATCTAGATTGCACACGGCAGGCCGTCTTAGTGCGGGACATGAAAAACCCGGGGCAGAAAATTGGCAATAACGTGTGGTGCCATTTACCTGATGAGGCCTGGGCAATCGTTCAAGCTATGCCGAAATCTGCCGATGAAATCTTTCCCTACAACGCGAAGTCAGTATCGGCCTCTTTTACTCGCGCGTGTCCGCTCTTAGGCATTGAGGATTTGCATTTCCACGACCTTCGGCATGAGGGGGTAAGTCGACTGTTCGAGATGGACTGGGATATTCCTCGGGTGTCGAGTGTTTCAGGGCATCGGGATTGGAACTCGCTCCGGCGATACACACATTTGCGTGGTAGGGGGGATAGTTATAAGTCTTGGGGATGGCTGAGAAAAACATTGCTGGCTGTTTGATTTTTGTTTTTAAAGTGAAGGTGGGTGTCAGTGTTAGATATGGATATAAAGAAGCTCGCGACTTATCTAAAACGTAATGTTGTTAGTATTATTGTCGTGTATACGCTTTATGCTGGGGTTGGATTGAAGTTATGGGATGTACATAAAGAGCAAGAGGCGGAGGCGAAGAGCTTATCGCAAGAGCGCGTTGTAGTTAATGATTTGAAGGTAGAATTCGAGAAGGAAAAAGCTATTGCTTCAATCGAACAGGCGAAGCGTGAGTTAGAGCTGCAAAAGCGAGAGTTTTTACTAGGCCGTGCTGAAACGGATTTAACTAAGAATCAGCTGGATATTGCCACTCGTGAAAAAGATATATTGGAGTCGGCGCAGGAGCTTAAGACAAGCCAGCAATTGCTCAGTAAAGAGCAGCAGTTAGCTAATGCTGATGATAGGATTCAAAAAATCATCTATGAGTTTTCTGAGCTGGGGGTGAACCTTGGCTCGAACTATCGTTGTTTAGATGGAGAGGCATTGAGAAGGTATAATTCAGCAAAAGCAAAATTTTTTCAAATATATTCTTTAGTTAAAGCGAACTCGTTAGAGGCGAAATATATAGATTTCATTAAGGTCAACATGCCTCAGCTCTGGTATGGGTGTTAGTCAAGGGGCCTAGGCCCCTTGGTTTAAGCTGCGCGTCCCATAAGCTGATTCTGCTCTTTTGTAGCTTTGGTTCTTTGATGATCAATATAGTCTGCGAGATCTTTCAGGTGGATGCCGAGTGCAGCTTTTTGCGAATCCGCTCCTAACCTTACTACCGGAATATCTATTTCACCGTCGAGGCGTTTTCGCTTAAACCTCTCAACAGTTAAATTCATGTAGTCAGTACATACTCGATCCAGAGGAATGACTGCTTGGCCGTTGTACTGGGCCATCAGTAAAAAAAGAGTATTCATGCAGCCTCCAAAATCTGTAATGGCTCCCCGCCAGAGTCACAGAGCCCGTAGGCGCTGGAGCAGGCTGTAGCGTCTGTAGCTATCATTAGGTCGTACTGGATGCCGCCTCGGGCTGTCTTGGACCATTCGACGGCCTGCCTGATGTTGGCGATCTCCATCACCTGCAGGGCGGTCATGTCGGCTATTGAGCCATTAGGGTGCTTGGCATTCGAGCCGGCGAAGAATGTGGCGGCTCCGCGCTTGCTGGCCTGCTGAACAATTCGTTCCCAACGCTCAATCCGGTCAATCGCTTCAGGGAACCTAAGTGCGATTTCGCGAAGCTCGTCCTTGCGGCAGTTGATGCAGGGCATGCAGCCAACCCGGCCCATGCCTTGGGAGTACAGCGGGTTCGGCTTGATGCTCATGTAACGATGAGCCTCGAACACGGCTGGGATATCCCACTTCAAGATTGGCCGGTAGTTGAATAAGCCCATGCCCACCTCGTCGCATTCAGGCAGGTAGCGCCTGTTGAGTGACTCATCCGCCCGGACACCTTGCCAACTAATCAGCATGTCTCCTTTGCCCATGAGAGGCATAACCACCTGTTCCAGCATCGGATCGCGCTTCAGTTCCATAGTGCAGAACTGGGCCTTGCGGGATGGGAACCGGCCTTTCCAAATGCACAGATCGAGAAAGGGGTTGCCGGTTGGCTGCAGCGCTTCAATTGCGGCAAGCACAACCGATTCTGCAACGCCTTGTTCGCGCCATTTGGTTTCAATGAACTTCCGCTTTCCGGCGATCTGCCGACTGAAGTCAGCGCGAACCCGGGTAATGGGTACGCCGGTGGCTTGCTCCAGATAATCCAGGTAGTGATAGGTTTGCTCGTGCTCGTTGCCGGTATCGGCGAAGACGGCCTGCAGGTTGGACACCTCCAGGGCAATGGCGACGAGTAGGGTGGCGGTGCTGTCCTTGCCCCCGCTGACGCTGACGATATTGTGAGTGGTCATGCAGCCTCCTTGAATGCTTCTGCTTGGCGCCATGGATCGTTGGCCCGAGCAAGCGCAGCCATCGGCGGCGGGCTGACGCTGTTGCCGCACATATGCACCTGCTGAGTCTTGGTGAACGGCTTACCGTCGGCGCCGTGACTGATGATGTAGTTGGCCGGGAAGCCTTGGGCCTTATACAACTCGGACGGCTTCAGCATCCGCAGGCAGATGTCGACGATCACGTAGGGCGTGCCCTTAACCATCACGGTGACCATGGCCAGGCGGTCCTTGGTGGTGATCGTCGGCGCCGGGGAGTCGCAAGCGCTGATGTTCTCCGTGCCGTAGTAGCTGATTAGGAACGCTGCAACGCGTAGGGCACCTGCTTCATGCTCTGGCGAGAGAGTCAGCGACACCAGTGAGCTCTTACCTCCACCACCGGCCGTGATGGTCGGTGCCGGATCGTCCAGGCCCTGGCCAACACTGCCGCCGAATGCCCGCTCCATGAATGCGCTGGCTAGCCCGTGGTGCTGGCCGCCGGCGCTGACGGTGTGCAGCGGGTCATTTACGTCCCGGGCATCGCAGTTGCCGCGCAAGTGCACCAGGTTCGCCGCCACCAGCTGCTGCTGGCTTCCGGTGTTGGTCACCGTGGTCATCGGGTCTTCGATGCTCTTGGCGTCGGTGGTGTTGAAGCCGCCATTCATCTGCGCCATGAACACCGTGGATATGCCCATGGCGTGAGCGGCACCGGCCGGGCGCTGATAGTTGCCGCCGCTGGTGATGGTCGGCAGTGGCTTGTCCAGCGCCTTGCCCGCGTCGTTGAAGCGGAACTTCACCAGGTGCGCCGCAGCGATCGCGCGGTGGCTGCGGGTCATGAGCGTGCCGACTGGCTGATCTACAGTAACTGGGTGACCGGCATACGTCGGTCCACCAGCCCCCACCAAGATTGAGCTGGTCAGTGCGTGCTTAACGCCGCCGGCAACCACCGTGCCCAGTGGTTGGTCCAGGCCTGGCACACGCGGCTCCTGCCCGGGGCGCTCACCGTAGCCCGACTGAATCAGCGTTGGGCTGATCAGCGTCAGCTCTCCGCGATTCGCACAGGTCACCGTCGGCAGCGGGTCGAGCGGGTCATTGATGCGATCGCTGCCCTGGTGTGTTGCCGGGGCAATGATCGGGCTGACCACCGAGAAGGCGCCGCCCTTTGGGTAGGAGGTAATCGTGCGCAGCGGCTCGTCGGCCGACTGCACTGTCTCCCCTGACCAATTCGCAATCGGCACAATGAACGGCACCGCGCTATCGATGACGAATTTCTTCATGCCTTTGGCTACGCGGCGCAGGGTGGCCGGGGCCAGGTCCTTTTTGCGTCCGAAGATGCTTTTGCCCAAGTCGCTGAAGTCGATGCAGTCAGCGGCGGTCCTCCACTTCTGCTGGCTTTTGGCGGGGTTTCTGGCGTGTGTAGGCTCGGGCCACACGATCGGCTGGCCGTCGCACCGGGCAAGCATAAACAGGCGTTCCCGGCTGGTCGGCGCGCCGAAGTCGCAGGCCTTGATGACCTTCCACTCAACGACATAGCCCATGCCTTCAAGTAGCGCCACAAAGCGGCGCCAGGTGCGGCCGCGTTGTTTCGGGTCAGGGATCAAGAACTGCTGGCCCACCGGCACGACTTCACCAGGTGCGGCAGCTTCACCGCCGAGCTTCACCACGCGGCCGGTGGCCTTATCGCGCTTGGCAATCAACCTGCCCCATTGCAGGATCTGTTTCACGTTCTCCAGGCTGATCACCCGGGGCCGCTTCATGCCTGCCCACTTGAGGCCGATCCACGACAGGTTGCGGATCTCGCGCTTGCGCGGCTGGCCGCCGGCCGCCTGGGAGTGGTGCGTGCAGTCCGGTGACATGTGGAACCAGCCGACGCCCTTGCCGCCGCACTCAGTGTCCGGGTCACCCTCGAACACGTCGGTGGTGAAGTGCTTCGCGCCTGGGTGATTCACGGTGTGCATGCTGATCGCTTGCGGGCTGTGGTTCTTCGCCACGTTCACCGTGCGGCCCAGGCCTATTTCCAGGCCGGTCCCGGCGCCACCCCCGCCGCAGAAGAAGTCAACAACGATCTCATCGTCCTGTGTGGAGAAGCCAAGGCTGTACTGTGTTTTGAAGTCGAGCGGCTGCTTTTTGAGGGAGGTCATTCATCACCCCCAGTGAGCTGAAATTGGTCTTGTTGGTATGCCTCCACGAGCGCATCGCGGACGTGTTTGTAGCTCTCGGTATCAGCCTCCCCATGCGGGAATGTAATTTGGCTCGTTTCGAAGTCACGCCAGAAGCTGCCCCTTTGGTCCAGCCATTCAATCAGTTGGGTATCAGTGGGGGAGACAACGCTCTTTGCGGCCTTCTCTAGTGAGATTGTCCTGCTTTCAAGCCAAGCGGCTATATCTTCGCGGCGGTAACGCACCCGCGAGCCTGTTTTGACATATGGAAGCGAGGTTCTTCGAGAGCTTCGCCATGCGGCCAGTGTTCTGCTGGATAGTCCTAGGGCGGTAGCGACCTGGTCGGTTGTGAGTAGGTCGACGGCGGGAAGATAAGTTGCCACTGCTTCTCGCCAATGATTTGCGTCCCCCGGTACGTGCGTATACCCCACGACATGCTGCGCGAGCGGGTGTTCCTGAGCGTTTAGCGTTGCATCAGCGAGCGCTGCCCCGCGCAGCTTTTCGTGGGGTATAAGTGCCTCTGCTGTGGCGCTGGACGGAGCAATAATGCCTGCTGCTGCGCAGCAGAGACTGTTTGTTTCTAGCGTGTCGACACTCGCGGGAGTGCGGAGCAAAGCGGGCAGGGCGCTGGTGTTGTTCTGGTCGTTCTTCATGCCGCTTTCCTCCGGTGTTCGATAGCGAGTTGGTCCATCAGGCGCTGGTGGTAGGTGTCACGGGCTTCTGCTGCAGGCCATGCGCGGATGGTTTCAACCATGGGTTCGATGCCGACCAAACAATCCCAGATAGCCGGATCGGTTGGCATGAGGTCGCGGCGTTCGGTGGCCAGCGCAATCAGTTCAGCCTGGTGTATGCATGCGGGTAGATCGAAGGCCAGGTCGAAGCGCTCACAGACACGCCCCCATACAACGTCCTCGAATCCTCGGTAGTCGGGCATCCACTGTTTGAGTGGCCGGGTCATATTGCCCAGGTACGCCTCGGGCGCATCGTGGAGCAGGGCCGCCAACTTGTGTTCCTCCGGCACCAGCTCGGCGACGATGCAGCTGTGTTGTGCCACGCTGTAAAATTCGCGGGTGTGGCCGTTGAACCGACACAGGTGTGCCAACGAGTGCGATATGTCCCGTGGGTCGATCATGTCGGCGTCTGGCTCGTACAGATTGAAGTACTTGCCGGTGACGGTGAGGATGAAGTTCATGCTGCATCCTCCTGAGTGAATGGATCCAGTAGGGCAGCCATGCTGAGTGCCTTGTCACGTAAAGCAAGTGCTTGCGTTGCCTGGCTCTCGGATCTCACTGCTCGGAAGGTGTCGGCCGCAAGCTTGAGCTTTTCGGCGATGGCCAACAGAGTGAGTCGATCTTGTGGTTGGAGATCCAAGATAAGTTGTAGGTGCTGGCATCGTTCGGTGACTTGCTCAAACTCGGTAGAGCTTGCTGACTCGCCCTGGTCCATCCCTTCCATAAAACCTTGAGCGTGGCCGTCGTCATAGCCCTCAGCTCGACCATCCGTTAGGCCGCCCTTGTAGCCGACCCAATAGAGGATCCCAAGCGCGATAACGATGCTGATCAGTGCGCAGATTTGAATTGAAGTCATGTGGTGTGCTCCTGGTGGTTTTTTGGCTGGTGGTGGCAGCCGTTGGGTTAACTGGTGTTACTCGGTTGATTCGGTTTCTGGTCTTGGCATGTCTTCATCTGCTCGGTAAGCGCGGATGTCGATCAGGGCGGCGACGTGCTTGATGTGGACATACCTCAATGCCTTGGCGCTGTGGTCCAAAGTGGTCACCGGCAGTTGGATGCGACCGGCGTTTATCGCCTCGATGAATGTCTTTTCATTGAGGTTCTTGAAGTAGTGCACGCGCAGCTTTTCCAAGGGGATAAGCACGTCGCCGAAGAGTTGATGCAGCATCTCGACGGTCGCGCTATCCGGCGCCGGTTGCAGCCGCAGCGGTGTTTGACTGGTGTTGCTCATGGGCCTCGGCCTCCTTGCGTTTGAGTCGTGATGGATGGTTCCAGGCATTCAGGCAATGACGCTTGGTCAGCTCCCGCAGATGCTCCGGCACTTCGAGGAGCGCGGCGTTGCGCTCCTCGCGTGTGCGCATGGCGACGATCTGCCGGGCGTACTCCCTAGGCCACGTCACGGTTGTCTGCCGGGATGGCTGGCAGTTCGAGACCCAATTGCTCGGCCAGCCAGGGCATACCGGCTTGTCGGACCTTGGTCGATTGGCTGTACTGCATGCCGGCGGTCTCGTGGTACCAGTTGCCGTTCTTGATCCGCAGGTACTCACGGTCACGGACGGGGAAGGCCGGCAAGTTGCGGTCATTGAGCAAGCCCTTTTCACGCATGAGCGCGATCAGTTTGGGGCGGGTGATGCCGAAGTACTTGGCGGCTTTTTCCAGGCTACGTTCCATCACGGCCTCCTACGCTGCATGCGCGGCAGGTGTAGCTGCTGCGGCCAAGTGGTTGATGGATTCGACGACCATGCCGTACAACTCGACGTCGGTCCCGTACACCGTGAAGCACTTAGTGCGCGGCGACTTCACGCCGATGCCCATGATGGTGGTGATGCCGGAGCGGGTTTTGTTGCGGTGAATCGCCAGGTAGATGGGCAGCTCGAATCCCAAGTCGAGACTGATCGACCCGCCGGTGCGCACCAGCTCGAACACTTGCTGCTTGTGTTCAACATCAAACGCGCCATAGCGGCGGTTTGCGTGAGGAGTCGGCGGTGATTCGGGCGCTGTGCTGGGATCGACCGGGCCGTTGGCAATTTCTTCGATGAAGTCGGCCAGTTTGAGGTGCATTTTTTTGCTGTTGGTCAGGGTCAGCGTATGGCGTTCGGTGCCCAGCTCAACGGTGAAGTGTGTGTCTGCTTTGCTGCGCTCGACTTTCAAGCGGAAAGCCAGCACATCGCGACGTGGTGTGGTGCGCAACGTGTGGTTGAAAGTCTCGCTGAGATTGACCTGGGCATGCAGCAGGGCAAGGGTACGGTTGTCGAGTTTGAACTTGCTCATGCTGCGTGCCCTCCGCCGTTCGGATCGAACTGTGCGGGCGCGGTGCGCTCTTTCAGCTTGGGCTTGGATGCGATGAAGGTGCACCCGCAATCCTGCGCTAGGCGGCGAATTTCGAGGATGCGGAAGGGGTTAGCAGCGGCTGGGTGGACGTGCAGGGTGGCTGTGGTGTGCATGGTGTTGCCTCGCTCTGTGGTGGAAGAGTGAGGCAAATATCAACTGATGGTTGATGTTTGTCAACCTGCAGTGGAAAATTTTATAAGGAGCGTTGGACAATGTAGTGGCGTTTTAGTAGCTTCGTCGCAATGATTTTTCCCGTTGCGTCGAGAGTAAAATATGGAAAATTTACTGCCAGCCACATTTTTGGAGCTCCTCGGTGGGGCGTTGGCTGCGGTTGCCGTCGGTGCGGGGTTAATGTCGCTTTGCGCAGATTTGAGAGTACATTTACTGAAACTGCTGGCTATATTAATTATTTGTTCACTGGCTTTATTTTCTAATAATGTTAGTACTTATTTTGTGGCCATATTTGTAATAGCAACTGCTGTTACGGAACTAGACTTTTTGCAAAACCTAGCGGCGATAATTCGTGGTAATAAAGAGTATTTTGATTATCGAAAGGAGCAATTAAGCAGAGAGCGACGTTTGGATAGTTTGGCAACTGAGATGAAACAGACCGATACTGTATCGTCCGCCCCAATAGATGAAAGTGAAGAGCCCGTCACTCCAGTGGCGGCTGCAGATATTGGAAACTCCGTTGCTGCAAACTCGCGTCCTAGAGCAGGTGCGGGATCAGATGTGGATCTTGCTCCTCCTATAGAAAGTCATGATGATACACCTCTACCTGAAAAGCTGGATGACGAGATTGTTTTTGTCAAAAAAGCTACGCCAGATCTATCCAAAGCGTCATTTTCATTGAAAGTAAAACGTATTTTTGAGTATGAAAGTAAAGCATTGGATAAGTTGGAAGACATTTATGGTGCGGCGATTGAGCGCGGTGTTAGGTTGGTTTCAAAAGATGGGGCGCAAGTTGAGTTAGACGGTCTATTGGTAAGTGGCTCGCATCCAGATACGATTTTCGAAATCAAATATCTTGGGAGTTCAAAGAATTTTATCTCGTGGATTCAATTGGTTTCCAAACAGATAAATCGTACGCGATCACTTTATCTGCAGATTACAAAGAAAAATCCAGTAATTCATTTTGTGCTGGTGCTAGAAGATGGGAATACGTTGACTGCGAGGCAGCGAGATGAACTTCTCAACATGAGCGCTGATACATGTTCAATATTTTCACCTTCTGCGCTAGGTTTTAAAGCGTAAAGCTATTTTTACTCCGGTATAAATGAGCCAACTACTTTTCCACAAATATGTGTTTCTTCCGTAATATCAATGATTGGATACTGCGGGTTTATAGGCCTTAAGAACTGCCTGCCAGCGTCTTCAACAAGAATCTTAAATGTTGCTTCGTTGGTTCGTGGAACCCTGGCGATCACTCGATCACCTGTTTTTGTTTCTGCTTCAGGATCTACAAAAATTATGCAGCCGGTTGGATAACTGCGACCTGGTCCGGGATTCGTCATGGAGTCCCCAAGTACTTTCAGTGCATAACCGCTCCCACTGATGGGCACTGGGCATGATAGCCACGACTCACCGTCGTGCTGATCAACGTTCGCCTCGCACCACGCTCCCGCTTGGACCCATGAAATCAATGGGACCTTTCCAAAGCGGCGAGTTACTTCTCCGACGTTACTCTCGTCCCTCGCGCCGAGCTGGTGGACGTTGCTGTCACCGGTTTGCTCTTTAGGTAGTACACCGTATTCCAGCCACTCGCGCCGCACCTTAAGCCACGAGCAGAGGACAGCCATGCTATCCGCCTCAGGTATAGCGTCGGCGTTTAGCCATTTACTGACGGCCTGTTTACTTTTTCAGCCCCAACCTTCACCAAATGGGCGTGGATATCTACTCCACGTCCGTGCGTGCGTACGCCTGCATCGTCGAGTGCTTCGTGAAGGCGCGCCGTGAAAGCTGCCCGTAATTCATTCTTATCAACCATGAGTTGATACTCTCACAGGGGTTGCGCAATAGTCAGTTGATGTTAATATCAACTGCGAGTTGATAAATGGAGGTTGCCATGTTGGACCCCGCAGATTTTCCGAACGCCATCGCGTTTGCATTTGAAGCAGTAGGCGGCATTGGTGCCGCCGCCAAGGTGTGTGAAAGGAGCTATCAGGCGCTCAATAAATGGCGCTTGGCTGCCAGTCTTCCCCGCACCGATTACACCGGTGAAACCCAATACGCCTCGCTTTTGGCGACCGCTGCAAAGCAGAAGGGCAACGCATTTGACGCCGCCTGGTTGCTCACTGCATCGGCTCCGCAGAAAGCAGCAGCATAGATAGAAAAAAGGCGACCCAAGGGCCGCCCAGTTCCTCCCGGCACACACCACCACAGTGCTGTCGGGTCGCGTTAAAGAGTTGCGGGCACACCACATGCAAACCACCTCTCTTTACCGCGCTACCAAGACACGGACGTCTTGGGTTGCTGCCTTTTCCACCACAGATTGGGCAGCTGTTGCGCCAGAGGTGAACAACGGATTGTTCGCCTCGGCACGGTGCCGGTTTCGATCCCTAGATCTAGCCGGCGTTTTGGGCCCTTTCAAGCCACGCGGCAAATGTACCACCACTGCATGTCGCGGGGCACTGGCAACCTTGTAGGAGTAATGCCATGAGCCGAATAGCATTAAGCTGCGTTGATCGAGCGCAAAGGGAAGTATTGACGCTCGAATTAGCCCTGTACCACGCCGCACGGGACTATCCCGGCGGTGCCGCCGCAATCGCCGCCACCACCGGCCGCAATGCCACCACGCTGCAGCACAAGCTGTCTCCCACCCATCCGTCTCACACCGTGAACATCCAGGAGTTCGGCGAGATCCTCGAACTGACCAAGGACCGCCGCATTCTTGATGCGGTGCATGCCCTGGTCGGCGATACCACATGGCAGGAGCTGGCTGAAACCTATACCAGTGACATGCCCGAGACTCTCACCACGGGTATTGCCTCGTACTTCCGTCAGGTGGCTGATTTGGCTGATACGTGGGCCAAGAGCATCGGCGACGGTGTCGTCAGTGATCAGGAACTGGCCGAGATTCGCCTGCAGGTGTTTCGCGGTATTCAGGGGCTGCTGGGGATGTTCAACCGCGCCAAGTACGTCAACCAGACTACTCGGGGTACCGACCGTGGCTGACGTTATCGATTTTGCCAACGACCTGGTGCAAGAGCGGATGGATCAGGCGCTCGCGGCGCGCAATGCGAATAAAACGGCTATGGCTGCACATTCGTTCATGTTCTGCGAAAGCTGCGACACGCCGATTCCGTTGGCACGCCGTGTTGCGATCCCTGGTTGCACCCAGTGTGTGACCTGCCAGTCCATCGACGAAGCCAGGAAGGCCCGCCATGCTCGATGAGGTACTCAATCAATTCTCTGATTACGGCTTGGAGCCTGATCAACCCTTGGTGTTCGGCAAGCTGACCCGTTGCAAAACCTCCCAGGACAAGGGCAAGGAAAAAAACGGCTGGTACGTGGTCCACGAGCATCTCACCGAGAAAAACGGAACTTTGGTCTTCGGCAGCTTCGGCGATTGGCGATCCGGTGAGTCTCAGAAGATCAAGGTCAAGGCCGGACGTATGAGCCCCGAGGAGCGCGAAGTCATGCGCGCTCGGCAAGAGGAGGCGAAGCGCAAGGCTGCCGAGGTCGCGGCCAACGCCTCCCGTCGAGCGGCCAGCCGTGCAGCGGCGCTGTTCAAGCGCATGCCTGAAAAGGGTAAAAGCGCTTACCTGGATCGAAAGCAGATTGTCGGCTTCAAGGTTCGCTATGCGCCACGTACTGGCGCATTTTTGGTGCCTATGTGCAACGTGCGCGACCAGGTCATTGGCCTGCAGGTGATCTTCCCGGCAAAGCAGGAAGACACCGGGCGTGACAAGGCCTACTGGCCCTACGGTATGTCGAAAGAGGGCGCCTTTCATTTGATCGGTCCGCACCCTGAACCGGGTGAGCCGGTGCTGGTGTGTGAGGGCTACGCCACAGGCGCCAGCCTGCACATGGCGACCTCGCTGACGGTCGCCATCGCCTTCGATGCGGGCAATCTGTTGCCGGTCTCCAAGGCCATGCGCGAGCGCTTCCCGGGCTGCCCGCTGATCATCTGCCGTGACGACGACTGGAAGACCAAGCGCCCCAACGGCGATCCTTGGAATCCAGGCGAAGAAAAGGCCAACAACGCCGCACTAATCGTTGGTGGCCAGGTAGTCGCACCAGTCTTCTCCGGCGAACGTGAAATCAAGTGGACCGACTTCAACGACCTGCATGTCTCCGAGGGATTGGAGGCCGTCCGCCGCCAAGTGCTCGCAGTGGTCAAGCCTCCTGCAGCTGGTGGTTGGAAGGACCAACTCGCCCGCACCGAAAACGGCTCCCTGATCGCGCACATGCAAAACGTCGAACTGATCCTGGGCAATGACGAACGCTGGGCCGGCGTGATCGGTTACAGCGTGTTCAGCTCCAAGATCGTCAAGCTGCGGTCTGCGCCCTTTGGCGGCGGTGCCGGCGATTGGGCCGACATCGATGACATGCGGGTAATGAAGTGGCTCGCGCAGCAGTACAACTTGCGGGTGAAGGCGTCCCATGTGATCGAAGCGGTCAGCGTTGTTGCCCACGACCATGCATTTCACCCGGTGCGCGAGTACCTGGAGAAGCTGGAATGGGACCGCGTGCCTCGGCTGGAAACCTGGCTGACCGACGTGTTGGGCGTCCAGGCCACCGAATACTCGGCCAAGGTCGGGAAGCGCTGGCCGATCTCGGCCGTTGCTCGTGTGATGCGCCCAGGCTGCAAGGCCGACTCGGTGATGATCCTCGAAGGCGGGCAGGGTGAAGGCAAGTCGACCGCCATGGGCGTTCTCGGCGGCGAGTGGTTTATGGACACGCCCTTTGCCCTCGGCGACAAGGACAGCTTCCAAGCAATTCGCGGCAAGTGGATTGTCGAGCTGGGCGAGCTGGATAGTTTCAACAAGGCTGAGAGCACCAAGGCTAAGCAGTTCTTCTCTGCATCCACCGACACCTACCGCGAGAGCTATGGCCGCAGAACGAACGACGTGCCGCGCCAGTGTGTGTTCGTGGGTACCACCAACCAGGAGGAATACCTCAAGGACGCCACAGGCAACCGCCGTTACTGGCCAGTGTTCTGCAACAAGGTCGACTTGGAGCAACTGCGCGAGATCCGCGACCAGCTTTGGGCTGAGGCGCTGTTCTGCTTTGAGGCGGGAGATATCTGGTGGGTGACGAAGGATGAAACCCGGATGTTCACTGAAGCCCAGGACGAACGCTTCGTGGTTGATGAATGGGAAGGCCCGATCCTGACCTGGTTGGAGGAGTCGCAGATCGGCGAAACCGCCACGGGCAACGAGATCCTGAGCCAGGCGCTAAAGCTGGACTTCGGCCATTGGGGCAAGCCCGAGCAAATGCGGGATCGGGGCGATCATGCATCGGTTGGGCTGGCGGAAGAAGCGCATGCCGGCGTTGGCAAAGAGCGGTGTGCGCCCCTGGTCCTATCAGAAGCCGGCGACCTGGGGCCGTGGGTCTGCGTTGCAGCAGACTGTGGTAGAGGAGCCTTGCTTTGATTAAGCGAATCGATGAGATGCTCAAGCTATGGGCGCAGGATCTGCATTCGCCTGTGTCGGAAAACGTTGGCGGGCCAAGTGGCGGTAACATGATTGCCATGCTGATGGAGTGCAAGGGCGAGCTGATACGCGGCACTCGCGGCAGTCGGGTGCTCTTGGACGAATCGGCGGATATCGAACTGATCGTCAACAAGCACTTGCCACCGCAGCTGTCTGTCGTTGTGCGCGAGCACTACTGCAACCACGAAAGCTTCCTGTCGCAGAAGTACACCCACTGCGGATGCAGTCGTGACACCTACTACCAGCGCCTGCACGAAGCACACTTGCACATCGCCGGCATGTTGATGGGGAAGGCTGCATGACCATCGGCATCACTCCGCGTGCCCTTGTCCTACTGTCCCGCCTTGTCCGACTGCCATTTAGTGCAGTTGGACAGGCGCAGCCCGCGCCGTTGTTGAGCTGTCCTACTGTCCAACCTTTTCCCGCCCATGCACACGTAAGCATAGCGGGCACGTATTCGCGCACATGGCGCGCACGCGTGCTTTTAGCTTTCTCTCTATACACAAGAGAAAGTTAAATAAGGTAGGACAGTAGGGCAGGGCCCCGAATTTAGGCGCCTGTAGCTGTCCTACTTCGATTCTGAATAGTGGGACAGGCAGGACAGGGCACCAGAAGCGATAGCCGATTGAATGCGTTGTCCCTCCGTTGTACCTGCGTCATACCCACGTTGTACCCGTATTGCGCTGTGGCATTAAAACTCCCTTGCTGCCACCGGAATCCGCCTGTAAAAAGTACCCATCTTCGATAGGTGCGACCGCAAGCAGC